TCCTTATTTTAGAGTGTGAAAAAAATTGAAATCTTATAATTGGATAACTTATAGACCAAAAATCTCGCAAAATGTCCAACAAATCTGTTATTCCCTCTCAAAAACATTGCAGAAAAAAATTGCGTGAAATTGGGGATCTAAAGAAACAAAAAGAATTAAATTACGAACAGAAAGAAAAAATAAGCAAGGAGAAATTTTATAAAGATATTATTAGAACTGTTTATCAAAAGGTGTTAGAGCGCATACCTGACGAAGTTCAACAAATCATTTTAGAATATTTAGACGTAAACACCAGGCTTAAAATGTTGCGTTCAAAATATACTCAAGAGTTTGCAAAAGACCGGATGTCAGGCCTCCTAATTGGTAAGCCAATTTCTCAAAACACTCTCATTAAATTGGTTTCGTTGGTAAAATATTTAATACCAATTTTTAAGACATATTTGAGTAAAGATGGCGATATTTATAAACGACTTGGATGGTCTGCCAAACGAACCGTTGAAAACTTTTTGAACTTTCATAAAACGCGAGTTCTTTTGGATGGAAATAAAATGGAGTGTTACAATGCATGCGTTGAACTTATTACTACTGGAATCAAACATTATTCGCAAATGTATAAAAAAGAAACGGATAGCAACGAAATTAGAAAAAATGAAATAAATATTTTAAAGCTATTTACAAGCATTTCAATGTTATAGCTGCATTGCATTTATTAACTAAAAAAATATTTTTCTTTTTGAATAATAAGATTTATTATAATAAATAAAAAACATATAAAACTAACGTGACTAATAATAATAACCGCGCATTTGAAATGCCAAATTCAGACATTATCAAAGTATTGGATGAAATTAAATGCGACAAACGATTTGAGCGTTTCAGGTTAGCTAATGTTATTGCGCATGTTGCCGTGATTGTTTTAAGAGGAAAAATTATAGCCAGCGCGGTAAACAGAATCGGTTATCGGCAAGAAACAAGCCGAAGCTATTACAACACTTATTTGCACACAGATAGAAATTATCACGCAGAAGAGAACGTTGTAAGATCGCTTGGAAACTATAATAAGATGAGAGACGCAGACATGTATATTATGAAATTTGGCAGAGGACAAAATGATGGGAATTACGTGAACTCAAAACCTTGCGCAAAATGTCAATGCTTTTTGAGTAAATGCATGAGAGAATACAAGTTGAAGCGAGTATTTTACACTTCATAATTAAAGTAAACTATTGAAAAATATATTAAACGCATTTTTCTATTTAATATATTTCTAACATTAATGCTTCCAGGGTTTGATTTAACCGACATACTACAAACCACATTTAATGATTCTATAAAAATTTCTTTCTTTCAACGGATGAAAACAGGGAATCAGCTTGTTGACGCTATTTTATCAACACTAGGATTTGTTGCTATAAGTTACCTTGTAAAGGTGTTATACGAAAATAATTCATTTAATAAGCCATGGAATATAGATATTTGTGACACAATTAAAAGCTCGTTCTATAAAAAATATTCAATCACATATGAAGGCAAACGGTGTTCTAGTGTTGGAACTTATAATCTTTATCCAGTAGTTTCCTCGTGTTTTACAGACGCATTTAAAGCATTGTGGGCGGATATTTTGGGCACTATGGACAATAATGAAACTATTCATGAGTTAAAAGAACTCTATACAACAATGGATAAATTTAGAGACAAAAATGATGATGCCGACGACGATATGTACATAGTATCTCAAAAAAAACCATTTTTATATAAAGCCGACCTCAAAATATATGCTATTGCAGATTTTTACACTGAAGATTCCGGTGGCGGTGAAAAAGAAAAGCAAACAACTAAAACGGATAAAATCACTTTGACGCTTTATTAAGAATTATGTTAACAAATTGAAAGATAAATATATAAAAGCCATTGAAGAAAGTCGTAATAGCCAAAAATTTATTTACACTCTAATTAAAACTAAATATGAGGATTACAAATATGAATGCTGGAGCGAATATCCTTTTGATAGCACGCGAACGTTTAAAAATATGTTCTTTGAGAATCAAGAACAAGTTATAAGTAAAATTCAATTCTTTCTTGATAATAAGGAATGGTATTATGAAATGGGAATACCTTATTCACTTGGAATTGGATTGCATGGACCTCCAGGAACCGGAAAAACCTCTTTTTTCAAATGTCTCGCAAACATGACAGGACGTCACATAGTTATTCTCTCGTTGAAACTTATTAAAACCAAGCGGCAACTAGATGATTTCTTTTTTGAGGACAGATACAACTCCAATAACAAGGTACATAGTGTAGGGTTTGATAAAAAGATTATCATTATTGAGGATATAGATTGTCTTGGAGAAATTGTATGGAAGAGAGAAAATAAGAAGGACAGTAGCGGAACAAGTATTGGAAAGAAATTAAATTTGACATCGTTGTCTCCGACATCTTCAGTGAATGTTGCTGACGTAATTCAGACTTTTGTTGAAGCAAATGAAGAGCAAAATAAGCTTTTAAGCACGGTTACTAAACCACTTGAAGACGATCCTATTACATTGGACGATATTCTGAATCTGTGGGATGGTCTTAAAGAGACGCCAGGCCGAATTCTAGGAATTAGTAGCAATCATTACGACAAGTTGGATCCAGCATTAATACGACCTGGACGCATTGATATAACACTCAAGTTAGATTATGCGTCACGCGATATAATAAGACAAATGTATGAAAGATACTATTCAGAACGCATTGATGAGAGAAAATTAAAGAAAATTTCTGAGTATTTTTATTCACCGGCCGAAATTATTAACTGCTATGTAATGAATAAGGATGATTCTGTCTCATTTATTGGAAGATTAATGAAGAATGAGAAATTCTAAGAAACTCATCTCGTTTTACTTGGAACTCGTTTTACTTGGAACTCGTTTTACTTGGAACTCGTTATAAATTACAATAATTGTTATAGAACTTTTATAAGAATCATAACAATTAAAATGCACATCATAGAAAACTATGTTCAAAATTTGATGGCAAATTTGCCCAAGAAAAAAGAGCCAGAAAATATTAATCTCATTCTAGATGGAGGAATATTTAACGGCAGTTATCTAATCGGTGCGCTCTACTTCTTGAGAGAAATGGAAAAACAAAACTATTTAACAATAAATAAAATTTCCAGTTGCAGTATTGGCTCGGTTTGTGCTGTTCTATATCAAATAGATGCGCTGGATTTGATGCCGGAGTTATATAATATATTGTTAAAGCAATTTAAAGAAACTCGCCACTTTCACGCGTTTAAATATTGTTTGGATAAAATAAAAATTCGCATTAATTCAACGTCTTCAAAATTAAAATTAAATAACGTCTTGTATATTACTTATTATGATATTAAAAAAGGAAAGAAAATTATTAAAAGCAAATACAAGAACGTGGACGACTTGCTTGACGCTGTTTATAAGTCTTGTTTTGTTCCCTTTATAGCTGATGGAAATATGGTTTATAAAAACCGTTATTGCGATGGAGTCAATCCATATATTTTTCCGTTTGAAACTAATAGAAAAACACTGTATTTGGACTTGTTTGGCTCTGACAAAATTCATTATATGTTGTCCGTTAAAAATGAAAAAAACAATTTTCACCGCATACTTGCAGGTCTGTTGGACATCCATTTGTTTTATATTAAACAGAATAGCACGCAAATGTGCAGTTACGTAAACCAATGGTCTTTATATCAAACAATTCATAACAGAATTTTAAAATGGATCGTTGAACGAGTCATATTTTACGTGGTTTATATCTCATATTATTTAAAAAAATACATACCTAGTGAGCTTTATGAGCATATTATTTTTAAAATAGTATCAAAAATAATAACGGAATTATATATAGTTTTTATTGATTATTTCTGCTTTTAATAGTAGGGAACCAAGGTCTTCAGCGAAGCCAGCCCTACGACCCCTCCTTTTATTATTAAAATTATTTCTTTTAAAAAAACAAGCCACCTCGGCCTCGTTTTACAGTTTTATTTTTCTTTGTTCTCTTGTTTGATGTTTTTGATTTTGTTTTTCTCTCTTCCTTCTTTTTTTCTTTTTGAGAAAGCGTGTCAGCTGGTCTGTAGCGCAAGAACCACTCTTCGTATTCTTTATCTTGCTTTTTGCTGTGTTCTTTCAGCTCTTTAAACTTTTCAGCCTTTTCGGCTCTCATCTCTTCCACTGTTTCTTGATGCCCATAACAACTTATACTGAATCGTCTTAGGAGACCCTTCTGTTGTAATCTATTTTTCTGCTGCACTTCAAACAGAAATTGTGCCATACATACTATTCTCTCGGTATCATAATAATTACGTTCAGAATATAAAAACGCCAAGTAAAAACTCAACATTGTATCAATCGTCGCTATTTTTACAGGCTGTTTGTCAACAGTAATAATGTTATAACTATGACACGCAATTGGCTTATAAATAAACGCAATTGTATCCGCACCTATTAAAACCTGGTAGTGTGGTGCAACTATCTCTCCTATTTCTTTTTGTTTCACAATTTTGGCCTTATATCCTGCGTCCTTCAAACGCTCTTTCAAAATTTCTGCTGTCTTCTTAGGGTCTTCTGATAAAACGTCAAAATCAGGAATTTTTTCTAACTTTTTATGCAACTGCTTTGGCATATAATGCAAGTAGAGACTTACTGCATATCCACCAAAAAACACCACCCCTTGGTTAATAAATGAATTTCTAGTTATTTCAAATATCTTGTCTTCATCTTCTTTGTTTATCATTTCTCTCTGAAAAGGCTCTATGTCGTCACAATGCGCGGATTTTAAAGGATAGTTGTTATTGAGAAGCGTTAAACGCTTTAAGACTTTTTCCCATCTTGAAACATCGCCGGCCGGTCTTGAAAGTTCTAAATACATAGACATTCTCAAGTAATTCGGAGGAGCGTATAAAATGCCGTCTATTTTTATTGCTTCTTGTTTTACCGCCTTGTAAATTTCCTTATGCAAAAATGTAATGTCCGCAACTGGTATGAAATTCACAAACACCTTATATGTTCCCTTGTGTTGTCCAGACTTGGCTTCTACCTCTAAAAATCCGGCTTTCACGTAATCATCTGTTAATTCTTTGCTATCATTTAACGCATTGAAAGAGAAAAAATCGTAATCCGGTATTTCCACTTCTGTATTGTAAAATTGGTCTTGTTTTGGCAAAATATTATTGATTGCAGTTCCTCCGTAGCATATCACTTTTTTCCTGCGTATAAAGTTCTCCACAATTCCAATTATCTTTTTTACTTCTCCTGAATTGGCTACAGCTCTTCCAGAACGCTCTTCGGCTTTATCTACCGCACTTCTTAATATCGCTAATTCACATTCTTGGAAGCTCATTGATTTATCGCATATGTTTTTCATTTAATAGTCTTATATTATTAAAAGAAAAAAGAAAAATTAACACACTTTAGAAAAAGTAAAAATCTATTATTATATTATATTAATATGGGTAAAAATCTTTCTAGAAAATGTTCGCATGGAGGGCAAGTGAGACCACAGCAACAAGAGCAACCACAGGAACAACAGCAACCACAGGAACAAGAGCAACAACAGGACAGTCCAGTGGTGTCTGTTGATGAGGAAGGAGTTGTATTAACACCTCTAATTTCAGCAATTAGAAATTCCAGAGACGATTCCAGCGACCTCAATTCTCCAAAACCAGGCGCGATAGCAAGAATAACAGAACTTTTAAATCAAGGCGCAGATATTAACGGCACAGACAGTATTGGCAGGACTCCTCTAATGCATGCAGTGATAGTAGGCTGTCCTGAAGTGTTTTATCTTATTTCAGATCGCCATCCAGATGTCAATGCTCAAGACAACGAAGGTCGGTCAGCTCTTATGTGGGCAGCAACTCCTTCAAATGTAAACAAATATGATTTGGCCGAATATCTTTTAGAGGAGCCAGGCATTATAGTAAATAGCGTGAATAAACAAGGTCAGTCTGCAATGGACATTGATGAAGAAGGACCAATAAGAAGACTTATAGAAAGACATGTAAATTCTACAAGAGGAGGCAGAAAAACTAAGAAAACAAGAAAAAATAAGAAAACAAGAAAAAATAAGAAAACAAGAAAAAATAAGAAAACAAGAAAAAATAAGAAAACAACAAAGCGCAGAAGATGATTTTGAAATACTAAAAAAGAATAGTAGAAATATATGAAGTTATAAAAATAGTTTTATTTTTTATATTTTCTTGAGCGTCCCTTTCTTGTCTTTTTTGATTGTCTTTTCTTTCTTCCGCGTCTACTTTTTCCTCCCCTAGGAACGACCTTTCGTTTCATTTCAGTGGGTGAATCCGAAGAATTGTAGTTAGCCCCTGCTGTCGTCAATAATGCTATAATAGTAAGGTAGTTTTTAATTTTTTCTTTTTTGTTTTTGGTTATGCTTTCGCTTTGAAACATTCTGTCAGGTTTATTACGAAGAGTGTTCAACTCAATTGTTGCCACATCAAGTGGGCTCAATCCACCGACATCAACTATAACATCCCTATTGTCAACCTCCATCAAGGTGCCCAATGGAGGGCCTTTGTGGATATTTATAGTAGTTGATTCAAGTAATTTTTTTACCGCATTTACTTTTCCCAAAGATGCTGCCAACCACAATATAGGCAACTTATAATCTGAATTAGTAAAGTTGACATTGATGTTGGGTACCTTCAACAAAATATCCATACATTCGACGGCTCCTGCATACATTGCAGTTCTCAACAAACCGACATAATCTATAGGCGTATCGTCAACAATGGCCAATTCATTGAGCAAAAGCGTCAACTCGTTGTAGTTATTTTTACGAATAATTGTTTGTAAATATTTGTAATCATATTTAGCAGGTTGGGAATTATCCATTTTATATATATTAATATTTTTTTTATAACTAAATCAAATCGTTATAACAAAGAAAGCAAAAAAACAACAAAGCGCAGAAGACAATAAGTATAATTTATAAATCCGGAAAATAAATATAATTACTCGCATTGTGCTCTTGTGGCGATTCTTTGTCAAGTTGAGCCTGCCACTCTACTATTTGTCTGTGCAAACTGGTTCCTTCTGCTGGAGTTAGTGCTAAATTGCATATCCGTGTACTTACTGCGTCGGTTTGAGCCAAATAGCAATCATACCTAACGATCGCCCAATAATATCCCTCGTCGTCGGATTCTTGGGCTTCATCAAACTGCTCTTTTGACCGAGTTAAAACCCAATCCTGGTTATCCTTATTTTCATGTAAGTCGTAAGTTTTTACTATGGTCTTTCCGTCACGAAACAGCAAAATGTAAGCCTTTTCATAGAAGGGTGTTTCAAATAGGATGTGATGAGTTTTTACAAGGTCATCTATAGCACGTTGTATTTTCTCTACTTTTTCGGTCAACTTTGGAAGAACACCGATTCGCATGTCCATGGCGACCTCATTGTTAACACCAGCCGCAATAAAGATTGCCAATTTAAACGACTCCACGTCCTGCTTTGCTTCCATTAATTCAGCGATCATTCGTTTTGGTTTTATCATAAATTGTGTTTATGATAAAAGGAATCAATTTTTTAGAGTGTAACTAAAAATAAATAGTATTTTTATAATTTTATTTTTATAATTTTATAATTTTATAATTTTATAACCATATATATAAACAAAACATCATGTCTAACGCACCACCAGAAGAAGAAATTAACTTAGTTGTCGCAAAAGAAGCAATTAATAATATAAATAAAAGCCTTGAAGAATTTAACGAAACAAAAGGATGCAAGTATAAACTTGATATAAACTATTTTTATCAAATGGATA